CCGCCGGCTGTGCCAGAGGTGGAAATCAAGCGAATCATCGACGCCATGACGGCGCTGCCTCCCAAGCCGGAGCCCAAGAAGAAGCCCGCCCTGGGCCGATGGCTAGTTTACATTATTATAGTTTTGCTTGCGCTGTGGGGGTTCCACTGGTACCGAAAGGCTGCTGAGATTGCGGCCGCCAACCCAGTGCCGCCGCAGTTGCCTCACGTCCTGCCTGTTCAGCGGGTGACGGCGTAGATGGGGGCCTGGCTGCTCGGGTCGCGGATGCTGACGTTGAACGCCACAGTCTTGACCACCATGTAGACGATGATGGCAATCAGGGTGGTGAACAGGGCGGCCAGAGCGTAGTAGCTGGCGCCGTCCTTGGACACCTGGACGACACGGGAAATGACGAAGCGCACAAAGTCCATCCAGGCGATCGCGCTGGCGAAGGAGAAGCCTGCGACGATGCTGTTCAGGGACTGAGCCTCGAGCTGGAGAGCGATGGATGCAAGGGTGGATGCCATTTAATATTTGTAAATTTTTTTTTCCTGAGACCCGCCCTGAGTTCCCCTACTCTGGGTCAAAGTCTGAGTCTGAGTCATCCTGGAGTATGGGTGCGTACCGGACTGTCGGTGGCAGCTCGTCGTCTGAGTCGTCATTAAAAATAATAATTTTTGTAAAACTTTTTGTATAGTACGGGACTACGTTAGACATTCACTCTACTAGGTGTCTCTGGTTTTCGACTGCATTTTTGAGCGCCTGCTCGGCTGGCGTCTCGGGCTCCCAGTCGTCCCAGGTGTCAGCGCACTGATTCATCTTGTAGGCGATACACTCTGGGTCAGAGCCCTCGTAGCGCTTGAACGGCTCCTCGTCGTCGTCGACCGTCTCGATGTCCTCCTCGTCCGACTCGCTCTCCTCATAAATCTCCGGGAAGAGCGAGCCGAGCTGCTTGCCGACCACGTGCCGGGCTGAGTACATGAGCCCGTACATCATGTCGGCCGCCGTGACTGTGTTCCGGCCTGACTCTTTGGCATAGTGGCTTGCGAGCACTACAGCCGACTCCATGACTGGCAGAAAGATGTCCTCCATCTATGATTACAAAGTAATATCTGTAGGGTAAGAATACAGCATCTTGAGCTGGCCATCCTGAATCTGCATCAAGTTGTAGGTTCGCATGTACATCCTGAGGCTGAGCGGGCTGGTCGCGTAGTTGACCGAAAAGTCAAACTGCTGGCGCTGGACCATGCCAAAGTTGAGCGAGCCACTCGGCTGGTTATTCTCGGGGTCTATCGAGAATGAGTACATATAGAAGCGCCTGTCAGGGATGCGCGTGTGCCGGTCGAGACCCTTTATCTGCCGAAGAAACAGAGGAATACCTGTCTCGGCCTTCAGATACTCGATGTCGTTCAGCCTGATGCGCAGCGACGACAGGATATCGTTTGCGCTGGTCAGTGTATAGTCGTACGGCTGGGCATTGTCTCTCTGGAGTACGAAAAAGAGCTCCTTGCACGGGTTGCGAAACTGAGTAAAGAAGTTGTACTGCCTGGACCCTCCTCCAGTGTACGTACCGACAGTACTGGTGACGGTCGCGCTGGTGACGGTCGTGCCAGAGCCGGCCCACGTGTAAGCGACCGTGTTGAGCGAGCCCAGGTTGATGTTAGCCGGTGCACACGTCACAGTGACTGTCGTCGTTGTGCCGACTGTCGCCGAGGCCACAGTCTGACTCGTGCTGTTCAGGGTCACGGTCGGTGCACCTGTAGGTGCCGCCGCAGTCACAAAAACAATTGTAAAAAATAAATTTACAAAACTTATTGTGTAGGGGTTGGCGTTGAATGTGAAGGAGGTGGCTGTACCAAGGCCGACCGGCGGCAGAGTGAACGGCCGAGTACTGTAGTCTATGAGGCTAGGGGTCATGCGCCCTTGGAACAGCTGGTTCTGACCAACTAGGTAAGTCAGGGGATTTTTTATAAAAAAATTTCTTTCTTTTTCTTGCAAAAATATGTAGTCCACAAGGAGCGTCGCGTTGAACCGAGGGTTGGTGGTGACCCCTGTACCGCATTCTGAAAAGTTGCGGATGTTGAACCGCAGACGCGCATTCTCCTTGAGGGCGCACACCGGCAGACCGTACTTGAACGCGCTGAACGGCAGCTTGACTGTGTAGGTTGTGAGCGGGCTCGTGGTATTCTTGCCGACCATCTGAGTCAGAGCCGACTGCTTGCCTTGGTGGACGTTCAGGTCGTTGAACATCTCGATGTACTCGCCGTGGATGCGCTCTATGATTTGGTTCCCGTACTCGAGCTGCACCCAGTTGAGGACGTACGTCCCGAAGCTGTCACAGACGGTCGCTGTGAGCCCGGCCGGGAACACGAGTCGCAGCCAGACTGCATCGATGATGTCAGCCTCTTGGTACAGGTCGATAGTCACTTCAGAACCGTAATAAATATTTTTAGGAAATTGCATGGTGATGACCTGGTTGGTGCACTGGGCGTTCCCCCGGTAGACGTCGCGCATATAGGTCATCACCGGGTTCCCGGCTATTATCTTCTCGGACGTGCCGAGGGTATTGACCAACTGCCGGACAGTGGTCATCTACTATACAAACACAAAACTTCCGAGCCCGTTTTCAGCAACAAACACGTTCAGAGTCTTGGTGTAAACCACCAGGTTCAGAGGACCAGTCGAAGATGTCAGCGTCAGCTGAATATCAGCTATGCGCGAAAAGTTGACCGGCCCTTTAAACGTGTACATGTAAAAGTTTCTGGACGGCATGATGATTTTTGTCTCGAACGGCTGAATCAGGGACCAGTAGGCGCTGTCGTACGTGATGAGGTCCTGACCGCAGAAGGTCAGGGCTATGTTTGTTAAGGCTGTCGAGTAGGTGTACGAAGTTACCTGGGCCGGGTCCTGGACCGTCACGTACATCTCTTTCGTAGAGCCCGTAAGCAAACCCTCCAGACTTATAACATTGTCACCCTTGTTGACTGTGAGCATGGACAGGTACTGCATAGACTCGTAGACATATGTCTGCCGAGAGTCCGTGAACCACTTGAGCTCAGCCTCGCCCAGAGTAGCATACTCGACCAGAAGTGTCGCTGTAACAGTTGTAGGCGTATTTAAAGTACTAGAAAGTACCGGGTTCAAATCGAGCTCGATGATGACGTCGTGCCGGCTCAGGCAGCACAGCGGCAGGTTGGCCAGACCAAAGTCGAGCTTGGTCAAATAATATTTTTGAGAAACTGTTGTGTCGGACCGACCAACGAGGCCTGTCAGCGCGGCGCGATTCTCCAACGGCACATTCACGTCGTTCTGCAGGTCGATGTACGGGCCGGTCAGCGTGCTGATGACCTGGCCACCGACTGTGAGTCTCGCCTCGATGATGATGCGCGTGCCCGGGCTGTCGTAGTAGGTACCGGACGGTAACACCAGCTTCATCGTGATGTCCGAGACGATGTCGCCGTTCTGTGGCAGGGTGCAGAAGGAGGTGAACCCCGTCTGGACCGGCTGATTGTCGAACGGAATCTCGTACGTCTGCTTCATAAACGGACTGTGACGGAAATATACCGAAGAAAAATACGTCACACTCGGTTTACCTGTTATGTAAACGTCCGGCTCTCCCTTTGCCGCCAGCTGCAGCGACATCTACTCTAGACTGAGAAACTCATTTGTAGACGAGCGACACGCGACCGCGCGCAATCTGGAGCACCTGGTAACCGTAGAAATACATGAAAAAGTTGTAAGGGCTCGTGACGGCCGTGTTGAACGTCAGGTTAATCTTGCTCGACTGGTTGTCAATCTTTTCAAAATCGAGGTAACCGCCCTGGTTATAGGTGGTGGGCGTGTTGCCGAACGAGTAGACGTACAGGCCGCTGGTCGAGACGGACATGTCGCGCGAAAAGGGCTGCTTCAGCTGGTAGAACGGCCCAGTGCCGAACGAGCCCGTTATGTCCCGGTTGTTCAGGAATATCTGCGAGCTCGTGAGCTGGTCCGCGTAGTTGACAGTCACACCGTTGAAAAAGTTGAGCACGTTGGTCGGGCTGGCCACTGGGTAGCCGTACGTGTACCGGGTGTTCCAGGCGGTCGAGGCAGGGGCCACAAACCAGACCATCATCACGACCGGGAAGTCGGCCGAGAAGTTCTGGCTGACTCGGCCGCTGGTGAAGGTGACGACCGGGTTGTTGACAGCCCGGTTGATGACTATGGTCTGCGGCTTGGTCTGGTAGTACAGGCGCTCCTCGTCCGTCAGCAGAATCTCCTCAGTCACCAGGCGTACATTGGTAAACTCGATGGGCTGCGGGTAGTTGGTGAACCAGTTCTGGGGTCTGAAGAAGAATTTTATAGAAATAAATTCTTTGAGAGCGCAGACTGGCAGGGGTGGGCGCTCGAGCAGGTCGCGGCGGGCGTCCGTGAAGGTGTGCCGCCGGCAGAAGAAGAGCTCGAGTGGAATCATCAGGTCGACTGGCTGGGATGAAGGGCACGACACAGTCTCGTTCTGGCCGCCGTTGGTCACCTGATAAAGAGCGAGCTTCGAGTCGGCATCGAGGAAGAGCTGGTCGCGGACCGTGTACCAATAGTCGTCAATCTTCTCGATGACCTGGTTCCCGATGCGGAACTCGATGTGCTCGATGATGGCCCGGCCTATCTGGGGCGACCAGCCGTAGCTCTGACCGGAGACTTGGGGGAGCTGCGGGAGGGTCAGGGCCAGGTA